TGCGTAACCGGGGTCCGACGTGAGATCGATGAACGTCATGCGATCGTTGCGCCACGCCGAGAACCAGAGCGCGACGCCCGCGGGCGCGGCAATTTGCAGCTTCGTGTTCGTATCAGTTTGCGTGGCCGTCACGCCGTCGAGCGCGAGGCCCGTCGAGTTCACTGCATCGATCGCGGCCTTGAGTCCGGCCGTGATCTCGGCCGCCGTTGCGCTCGAGTCGGAGGTGTAGGAGATCACTACGGCCGCCTTGCCCTCGCGCTCGAGAGTGATCGAGTAGAGCGTGGCGTTCGCAACCGTCGGGAAGATCTTGACCGTCACCGTCGCCGCAACAGACGAGCGCAGGAGCTTGATCTTTTCGACGCGCGGATTCTGGCTGAACGCGGCCTGAACCGCCTTGTATGCGGCGCCGTTCGTCGCGAAGCCGTCCGTCACGAGCTGATCGAGATCGGTGTACGTGCGCGCGATGTCCGTGTTGTGCGTGTGATACGCCAGGATCCCGAGCGTGCCGAACCCGACTTGCGTCAGCGCGGGCGCGTTCGCCGAAACCGTGATGGTACTGAAATCGTTCAGGCTCATGACGTGACCTCGCTCGTATCCACCGGGACCGCCTCGATCGTGGTGACCGGATCGTCACTCGCGTTCGACATAGAATTTGCCGTCACTTCCAGAATATAGCGTGATACTGAACGCCCGTCCAGGTCCGCGTCCACACGCAGTATTCGGCTGGATTTCGAGACAGCAATCCCGAGCGCCGTGCATGCTGCACGCGTACTCGGAAGCCAGAGCTTGTCCCGAATGCGCTGAAGCGCCTCGAACGCGGGCTGGCTCTGGTTGAACCGATCGCACGTGATCTCGATCGTGAGCTCGCGATTCCCGTTGACTGAGTAGACGACGCCCCCGAGCGGCGCGCCGGGGCCTGCGTACGTATCGCCAGGGATCACGGCGGCTGGATCGTAGACCGTGCGCTCCTCATCGCGCCCCCACGGCGTCTCCGAGACGATCGAGAAATCGACCTTGACCTGTCCTTCGTCTGTGCTGCCCGGCTCGGGGTACGGCGCGCCAGCAGGGAACGTGTAGTTCGCGCCGTCGTCGCGCGCATTGACGACGTTCGCCGGCACGCCGGAGAGGCGCGTAAGCAACGCGGCGAAGCCCGTCTGGAAATCGGGCCACGCGATCACTGAACACCCGTTCCGATTGCAAAAGTAACGCGTGATCTTATAGTAGCGACATGTTCGACGCGCGACGAATCCGCCGGAGTATAAAGCGAGACACCCTTACCGCCCTCGCTCACGTGCAGGAAATCCGCGTCTCCGGTACCGCATGGGCCCGCAAGGTAGGCCTTGAGGAAGTAGCTCGGCTCCGCCGTCTGAACTCGGAACGTCGTCGCGCTCTCCGCGCTGGCCGTGCTGTGTAAGTCGATCACCGCTCAACCTCGCCCGTGATCGACCCGAGCATCTGCGAGCTCGCGATGAGCGGCGTGGTTGCGCCGGGGTAGCGCGCGAGCTTGCGCTTGAGGTACGCCGCGGAGAGAGCCGGCGCGATGCCGCGCGTGATCGTCTCCTTGCACCACCCGGCTGCCGCGAACGTGAGCTGGCGCATCATCTGTACGGGGTCGCCTTCGCCCGTAACGGATGCCACACAGATTTTCTCGAGGCCGCGCCGGATCTGATCCTGGTGTTCCGTGAGCGTGCGACGCATCCACGATCGTTGCGGCGGACCGAGGCCGAACTCGTGGGCTGCCGCGATCTGCCCGACCGTCGCACGCGGCGAGTCCTTGTGCTTCTGCGCGGCGAGGTCACCATACACGCCCACGCGCCCGCTCGGGATGCCCTTGCGGATCCGCGCGATCATCGCCTTCGCGCCGTTGTCCTTATCCGTGACCTTTACCACTCGTCGCACCAAGTGTTGAGCACGAGCGGGGACGCGGCTGCGTTCGCCAGCAGCGGCGCGTAGATCGCCTCGAGACGACGCCGCTCAGCAAGGTAGAGCGACTCGAACGCCTCGCCTTTCAAGCGCGCGTCCTTGCCTGACGGAGAGGCCGCAAGCAGGTGCGCGGCCAGGAAAAAGATCGCGTCGTCGGTGTCCGCGCCAAACACGCTCGCATCCGTGCGGCGCGTCGCGGAGTCAAGCGCCGCCTGTACGCGTGCGCTGCCGTTCGGCGCCGTCGAGACGAACGTGCGGAACTCGGGCCCGCGCTCGAGAAACGCCGCTACGTCCACGATCACCCCTCTACGTGATCGACGCGAACCGTCGCCGGCAGGTCCGGACGCGTCCGCTCTTCTTCGGCCGAATGCTCCGGCGCCACTTCGATCTCAACCGGCGCGAGCTGCACCATGTGCCGTGCATGCTTCGGATCGATGCGCGACACGTGCTCGTCGGGGATCGAGATTCGACCCCCTTGGCCGTGCGGCGAGACGGGCAACGAAACGGTAGCGCGGCCCTTGTCCGTCGGAATGACCAGCGTGACTCGGGCCGGGCCGCCGCGCTTGACCAGGAAATCGGTCATGCGTTGTCCTCGTTGTCGAGATCCATGATCGCCATGGCCAGCGGGTACTGGCTCACGAGGCCCGCGACGAACCCGTAGGTCGGGATCGTGTACGCGCCGCCGTGGATCTGCACCGGCAATTCCTTGAAATCATAGCCGAGCACGAACTTGAACGTCCGCGGCGAGGCCATGAACGCGAGGGCGCGCGGGCCGCCATCCGCGCTCTTAGTGTCGAGCGCGTACCAGTAGTCGATCGACTTGACGCCGTCGGCAGGCTGGTTCTGCAAGAACACGCTCTCGATCGTTTTGCCGTCGAGGATCGAGTTCGAGTACGGCTGCGTGAGCACTTCCTTCCACGAGAGCGGCATCACGAGCCGGTTGGCCGTGAAGGTTCCCTTCGTGTTCATCTGCGGCGTCATGCAGAGCTGCGTGAGCGCGCGCACCGTCTTGGGACCGTCCGCCGTCGGAACGCCCGAGACCGTGATCTTGTGCGCGGGTTTGAGGTACGGCTTCGGAGTCGCGCCGCCCATTGTCGCAGGATCGAAGTCCGCGATCGTGAATCCGAAACCCGTGTCGAGCAGATTCGCGAGACCGGGCAGGTTTCGCGCCGATTCTGCGTCGCCGTCCGCGATCAGCTTATCGAGGAACTGTTCGTGCGCGAGCCGGCACGACCGCGCGACTTCAGCGTCAAGCGATCGGTTGCTCCCGAGTTTGCCGCGCGCCATTGCCGCGCGCTCGAGATCCTGAACGGTGTACTGATAGCTCGAACCGAAATAGCGCGTGTCGATCTTGATGCGCTGCTTCTGCGCGGCCTGGCCGCCGATGATCGTCGCCCAGTTCGAGATCCAGTCCGCCCGGCCCTCGATGTTGTACACGTCGTAGGCCCACGTGTCCGCGCCTGGAGTGAGCTCTTGAACGAACGGAACGAGCTTGCGCCCCATGAGCGGGTAACGGAGAACATCCAGCGTTTCGGCGCTGATCTGCTCGAGGTCTCGGGCGAGATACAGCGTCTCCCCGCCGTCCACGCCCGCGTCCGCGCGGCCGGTTAGGCGCGCCACGGCGTCCGCGTGCGCCATCCAGTGCGAGTTACGAGCGCGATTGCTCGTGTCGTTCTCGTCCAGCACGATCCGGCGGTGCGTGTCGTAGCCGTGCGGGTTGTACTGCGAATCGACCGCGTCTCCGCGGCACTCGACCAGGCCAGAGCCCACAGCATGGCCGTGCGCGGAGGCCGTGCCGAGGTACGTGATTTGCGGGGTACTCATGTTCATTGCTCCAATCGATCAAAAATCAGGGACCCGTGGGGCCAGTCGGGCCAGTCGGGCCAGTCGGACCCGTGGGACCGACCGCGGCCATCGCCGCTTGCATGTCCACCAGCGCGACGAACGATCCGTCGTTCAAGGTGAGTGCAGCGCGAACGCGCGCGCCCGGGAGGAGCGTCGCGTTGCCGGTGTCCGCGTCGTTGCGCACGAATCCGCGATTCGTCGCGGCCGTGATCACGTAGACCGGATCGTCGATGCTCATGCTCTCCACGCACTTGACCCAGATCAGGCCGCGCGAGAAAACAGGCACGTCCTTGTTTTGTGCGTACGCCGGAGAGCCGTCCGCGGCCATCGACGCGTCACGGACCACGAAACCGAGGCCATGATTCTGGATGTCCGAGGCCGAGGTACCGAGCTTGACGAATGCGCCCGTCCCGCTCGTGTCTTGGCAGACGTATTGACCCGCGGCCACGCCACCCGGCGGCACGAGCCGCGGAACGACGTAGTTCAGGTTTGCGGGGCTCGCGATCAGGCCGGGGGCCGCCCCGTCCGTGTAGCGAAACATCGTGGTTTGAACAGCATTGAGCGTCATGATCAGCACCTCTCCCAAGCGGAGTCAGACTTCTTTTTGGCGTCCTTCGCCTTTTTCGCGGTGTCGCCTTCGTCACCGTCTTCGTCATCCTCGCCGGACTCGCCACCCTTCTTGAACGGCATCTCGCCGTCCTTGCGCGCGAGACCCTTGATCAGGGCGTTCGGCGCGGACTTGGCTTTCGGCGCGGCCGGCGCGACCACTGACAGAGCCGCGTCGAAGTATGCGCCCACGTGCACGTCGTCCAGCGCGTCGCATTTGACGGCGGGAAGACGCTTCGCGATCACGGCCTCGCGGATCTGACGATCACTCTTGCCGTCGAACTTCTCGTCCTTGCCGAGAACGCCGCGCGCGGTGTCCTCAAGCGAGGCGCGTTCACGCTTCGCAGCGTCCGCACGGAACGCCTTGAGTTCCGCGTCCGCGGCATCAGCACGTGCCGACGTGGCCGCATTCGTCGCCTCGAGGTACGCGACGTGCTCATCCGAGCCGCGCTCGACCTCGAAATCCTTACCGTCCTTCTTGATCGTGACCTTCATGATCGGTTTCTCCGCCTCTTCAATTTGGTTGCCGGCCGCGTCGAGCCGGAGAACGGGCGCCACTGCGCCGTCGAGCCTGGTTCCGAGACGCGCGCCGCCTGCGGGCAAGAGTGCGACGTGGTTGTAGATGATCGATCGCTGGACCGCGTCGTAGCGTTGTCCCTCAGGCGTCACGCCCGGGGTCGGATCGATCTCGCATTGGTATCCCATGCTCGTATCGGCGAGCTTGCCCGCGCCCACGCCTTCGACTGCGTCTTTGCGACCGACGGTGAGCACGCCGCGGATGAGCACGTCCTTGCCGCTGTCCGCTCGCTCCGGCGAGCGAGCGTGGCCGACCGCGAGCTTGCCGAACGTGTCCGCGCTCATGCCGACGGACGGGTGTCCGATCGTGACGGGCAGATCATCGATCGTCGCGAGCGAGTCCGCCTTGGTGACCTCTTCCGGCGGCCGGTATTCGCGCACAACTTGGCCGTCGGCGCGGGTGTATTCGAACACGCCTGACTTAGTCAGCTCGCCAGAAATGCGCATGCCGCCGCTCGGGAGCCGAGTGCGCGTGCCAATCTGCGAACGGTCGAACCGGAGTACCTTCACCCGTTTAGGATGACGGACTACTGAACAGGTGTCAAGTGAACGTCAGAACCGCTCTTTTTCCGCCCAAAGCGCGCGTACGCTCTTGTGATCGAGATCGCCCTCCAGGAGGGCCCGCGTCACGCGGGCGTGAATACCCGGACGCGATTCGAGGATCGCCCATGCAGCGCGCTCGAGTACTTGCATCTGGCGCGTGCCCTTGACCCCGGCGCGCCGTAGATCGGCAACGTCCGATAGTGCATGGATCATGTCGCCGTTGCGCCGCTCCCACGCGAGGCCCGCCGCGGTCCAAAGCAGATCCGCAATTCGATCGGACTTGCCGACGAGAAACACGGTCTCGCCCAGCGAATCCGTCCCGGGCTTGATCGTCGCGCTCACGAGGCGCAAGCCGAGCGCGATCCCGACCACGACATGCGCGGCCTCGTGCTGAGCGTCTTCGATCTTGCTCATGCGTCGTCCAGCCACGGAACCACGGGAACAGCTTGGCACCGACACTGAATCCGACCCCCGGGATGCGATTGCACGTCCGTCCCCGGGATCGTCGGAGGTGTGTCCCAGCGATGGATCGTGCCCTGCAAGTCCCAGTGGTTCTCCTTCGACTTCGCGTACACTCCGCCGGGGCGTCCGCGCACGGCCTGATCGTTTGCCGTGACCCATTTGTAGGACGTGATTCCGGCGTCCGTTTGCGTCTGCTGCTGCATGGCGCCGTTCCACTTGTTCGTCTGATCGCGGGCGATCAGGCGCGCGCGCGACTCGCCCACGCCAAGGCGCGCTTGGATCTCGTCTGCAACGTCTTCCCAGCGCAAGCCCTGGTTCTGAGCGGGGCGAAGAATGTCGCCGATCTGCTGGATCTGATCTTGACCGAGCGAACGAATCAGCGACAGGTTCTGCTGGCGCCACGCCTCGAGCTTCGCGGCCGGCGCAACGCCCGAGACGGGCACGTTGGCAACGCGCTTTAGGTAGTTCGCTTGCTGTTTCGTGATTGAGTGGCCCATGCGGCGAAGGAACTTGCTCAAGCCGAGCGACTCGATCAGATCGCCGAACTGCGCCTGCAACTCGTCCGCGATCGAACCGCCGGCCGCGGGCGCATGCGGCGGATCCGTCACCTTGACTGCGCCGGTTGGAACGTTGCCGACGTAGGATGCGATCACGTTGTACTGCGCGTCGCGTTGCACGACGTGCGCACGAATCGTTTCTTGCCCACGCTCGATCGCGACCGCGAGACGGTGGCGCCCGTCGCGGAGAATCACGCCGCCGTCCGCGAGAACCTCTACCTCAACGGGCGGGAGGTTCTCCGGCGCGGCACCGCGAACTGACTCGAAGGAGCTCGGGCGGTACGATTCTGGATCCTTGAGGAACTGCGCGCGATTCAGTCCGCCGATCTCGTGGATGCGCCGTACCTTCACGCTCTTGGGCCGGAACTCAGCCGTCCCGAAAATCGCTTCGTGCGGGACCTCGCGTTTGGCGTCGGCACGCGTGATCGCATTCGCTAGCCGCTTTTTAGCGCGCGCTATTGCGTGTTGATGCGCGCGTTCGATGTTAGCGGCGCGTGCGCGCAGAGCCGTGCCGTATTTAAGATCATCTTTATGCTCTTCGCTGCCCCGCTCGTAGATGCCTTGCGCGATAAAAGACTCCGCGATCGCATCGTTTTCGTCCGCCTCCTTCCGAAGCGCGGCCGCTTTTCGCTGTGCTAGCTCAAAGCGCCGGCCCTGCGTGCGTGATACTAATCCGGGCAGGCTCGTGACTTTAGCCCGCTCTTCTGGCGTCAAATGCGGAAGTGCATTTTTTACGTAGTTCGACACGCGAGGCGCGGGGTTTTTAGCATACGCAGCCAGCGCTTTAGCTTTACTTTTTTCGCCTCTGCGCTCCGACGCTTTCGTGCGCTTGCCCGCTTTTACTTCCCCCACTGACCAGCGTCCGTCCGTATCTCGCGGCTCGTCGGGATCGAACGCGTCCGCACGCGTCGTGCCGAGCGTCCGTTGCGCGTAATCGATCACGTGCTCGGAGAACGCCTTGTGCAGCGTCACGAGCCGACGCGTGTATTCAGCGCGCCAGGCGATCGCCTTCGGCGGCTTCGTCGCGGGCGTGCGCGTGCGCGCCACGGTCACCACTCCGGTTGCGCAGCGAAGAGCGATTCCACGAGATCGGTCGTATGCGCGTATCGCGCGTCGAGCTCACCCTGCTCCTTGATCATGAGCTCGAACGCGGCGAGCCCTTCGAGTTCCGCGTCTGATGGCGGGAACGTGGGCGGCGGGGATGGCTCGGTGTCGTGCATCGCTCTGATCATAATACGCCCGCTTTCGTGATCGCTGTAGATGCGCGCATGTTCAGTGGTCCTTGTGGGCCTCGATCTGGCGCAAGCGCTCTTCGGCTTCGGCCTTGGTAGCGTACGTCCCCAGTTCCTTCGAGCGATCCTGCGAGACGACCACGTATTTGCCGCCGCGCTCTTCGATGTGATCGGCGCGTGAGTCGCCGTGCGGCCCGATGTTACCCTGCGCGCCGATCACGTCCGGCGGGGTGGGCGTGCCCTCGGGCGGAACGTGCCCTTGCATCGGCGGTAGACCGCGCGGCACCTCAGCCTCGAGCATCGCCATCGCCGGCTCGTGCTGGATGCCGAGCGCCGTTGCGATCAGTTTCGCGGCCTCGTCGTGCACAAGCTTGCCTGAACGCACGTGATCGACCATGCCTTTGACCACGTCTCGCGCATGCGCCTCGCGATCATACCCGTCGCCGCGGTCGTCCTTCGGCTTGGGCGCGGGCGGCCCACCGGGCTTGGGCGCGCCGGGCTTCGGCGGCGCTGCGCCCGCGGCCGTGGGAAGAGGCTCTTCCGTCGTGAAGCTTTCGCCCGCACTGCCGACGATCTTCTCTGCCTGCTCCTCCGACACGCCGAACGAGATCATCACAATCTGTACACCCGAATCGCGCGGGATCTTTTTCGCGGCCACGTCCGACACGATCGAGGCGAGCGCTTGCACCTCCGCGCCGTTGAGCTGCGTGGTCGGCTCCTCGCTCGCGCCGTCGGGTGTGTTTCCGCCCTCGCTCATGCCGAGCAAGTCCTTGGGATCGCCGGTCTCGCCTTCGACGGCATCCGCGTCCACGTCGAGCTCTTGCGAGTAGCCTTCCGGCGTGAAGCGCGACTTGGCTTGCTCAGGCGTGATCACTTCACGATCGATTAGCGCCGCATCCGCTTGTGCGATCGTGCTGTAGATCGTCGCGTTCTCTGACGCGGTCGGCGCCCAGAGATCCGGCCACATGAGCGTGAGTCCGTCCGCGCCGACAGGAGATCCGTTCGCCGAAAGCAATGCGCGCGCGAGCTTCGCGACGCGCGGCTCGTACTGGAACTTCTGCTTGGCCTTGACGTTCTTTTGGAAAACGCGCTCGCTCGAGTCGCCAGCCGCGTCTCCGCTGATGCCCGTTGCGCTCGTGCCCATGAGGCGCGTCATGGGGATCCCGAATGCGGCAGCCACCTCTTGTCGCGCGTTGGTCGTGAGGTCGCTCACGCCCGCGAACGTCGAATTCGTGCGCGTGAAAACCTCCTTGTCCTTGTCGATCAGAATCGCGCGCGCGTTGTTCTTCGCCATGTTGAACTGGCGCATGCGCGTGGCAATCGTCTGCAACTGCCCGCTCGACGCGGCGGCCCAGATCCCTTCGACCCCGAGAACACCGATCGATGCCTCGGACAAGAGCTGCTGCGCGGCCTGCGAAACGTAGCCATTACGCTTGAGCACGTCGAACGGGCGCTGCAAGCACGAGAAGTCCCAGTAGCCGATCTGAATTCGGCGCCTCTGCGGCGTGAGGTCGCCCGGCCAAATCACGAGCCGCGAAATGTGAATCGTCGCGTGGATGTGTCCTTGCGGCGGGTTCACCATGAACCACTGCGGATTGCCGATCGCGTCGAACGTGTCGGGATCCATGATCGGCACGATGAACGGCCGCTCAATGTTGCGCAGACCAAGGATCTCCTCACCGGGATCGAGTTCCTCCTCCAGCTCTGCGAGATCGCGATCCGTGACGATCCACGTCGCGCACCCGCCGTAGAGACGCCCCCAGATCGCGGCCTCTGTCGCGACCTCAGGCAAGCGAAAGCGCTCGTCCAGGTAATCGCGCGCTTCCTCGCCGTCGCCTAGTCCTTGGTACTTGATCCCTTCCGAGAATGCGACCTCGGGATAGGCCACCGTTCCGTTGAACGAGAAAATCTCTGTCATGAACATCGCTTCGAGCACGGGATCGCTCAAACGATTCACGAGGCCTGAGTAGCGAAGCGATGCGATCTTGTCGTCGCTCGTGCCGAGACTCAGAAGCGCGCTCTCCCACCCGTCGCCACGCGCCGCATTCGCGAGCACGATTCGCTCGCGCGCCTGGTCCACGGCGCGCGCCAGCGCGTCGGCCTTGGGGATGTTCACCATGCGGCCTCTTGGAGCATGCCGTAATCTAACGTGATCGTCCCCTCCTGCGCAACCGGATGCTTGGATTGCTCTTGCAATTTGCGCATGGCTTCGCGCATTTGACCCGCAACGCCGCCGACCTGCCCACGGCGCTCCTGCTCTTCACGCTCGGTTCGCTCCTCTCCGTCGAAGCCTTTCATGGCCTCCGCGAACAGGCGCCCTCCGCCATACGTGAATTGCAACCAGATCACGGCCATGACCGCAGTGTCCACCATGTCGTCGTGTGTGCTTCCGGGGAAGCGCATCATGTAACGTTTCTTTTCTGCGAACCACTTCGCGCTCGCGTCGAAGTAGCAGCGATGCGAGCGGAAGTAGAACGACGCGGCGCGCGCGCGGCCGATCTTGCTCGCGTCGTTCGTCTGCCCTTTTTGCGCGACCTCTTGCGGGCTCACGAGCACAACGCCGTTGACGCCCTCGAGCTCCAGCATGTTCGCGATTGCCGGGCCGTTAGCCGTTGACTCGATCACGATGTTCTGCGCGGGCCAGTCGAGACGTATGCGGCGAATGGCCTCGAGCGCCGCGCCGAAGTCTCGGCGCACCCACTCCGAGTAGAAGCAATAGAACCGCCCATCGCGGAACCCCCACACGTCCACGGCCATGAAATCTGATCGCTTCTTACCCGTGAGCGATGGGTCAACCACGATCGCCGCGATCGTGTCCGCGAACGCAGGAGCGTCCGCGCCGAACGGCTGGAACACATCCTCTGGGAAAATGTCTGACGTCCCCGACCCGGGATCCTGCTGGTATTGCGAGCGGTACGTTGGATCATTCTCGCCGGCTGCGAGCAGGGACGCCACATGATGACGCTGAGTCGGGTTTGAAAATAGCTCCTCGCCCTTCGTAGTGCGTCGATCGCGTCCCCATCGTGTCTTGAATGCGCGCTCGGGCTCGTAGTGCCACGGCAGCATGACGTGAGCGAACTTGTCCGTCTTCCCTTCGTACATCTCGAGCAGTAGTCCGTTAAGGTCCTGCTCGTGGAAGCGCTGCGCGTTTACGATCGTTCGCAACGGCGCGCCCATGGCTCCGCGCGTCTGCGCAACTGTCTTGAACCACGTGCGCGCCTTGCGCATGATCGCGGGGTCCTCGTCGATCGCATCCTGCCCCTTGATCGGATCGTCAACGATCATGTATCGAGCGTGACGGCCGACGAACGCACCTGACTGGATCGTGCCACACTTACAAAACCCGCCATACACGTTCCAGTACTCGCCCGCGCCGCTCGCTCTCCCAGGAATGCGATCAAACACGAACTCGCCCCAACGATCGATGTACCAATGTGATTGCATGAGCTCGCGCGAATCGGTCGCGAGCTTGCTCGTATTGGTGAGATCGAACCCTGCGCGCATGATCGGCCACTCGGGGTTGATCGTCCAAACCCACGCGGGGAAGTAGCGCGAGACCGGCACGGACTTGCCTACGCCCGGCGGCCCGCTCACGAGCAACGTGAACAAGTCGCCGTAGTGCAAGCGCTCGAGATGGATCGCGAGTTCTTCGAAATGCCACGCGTGCATATACGGACCGCCTAACAGCCCTTGCCGCCCTTGCTCGCGCGCGGCGAGTTCCAAGAACGCGGGGAAGCCGGCGCGCGCGACGACCGCGCGATCAGCTGCCGGACTCGACGGCACCCGCACGGGCGACCTCCGCGTCCAGCAACGCCACGTACTCGAGCAGTTTCTCGTCCTCGGTTGTGAGCGGCTCGGATCTGAGCTTGTGCACGATCGCTCCCAACATGAGCGTCTCGCATGCGGTCAGCTTCGAGAAATCGTCTTCCGCCTGCACGGCCTTCTTGACGCCCTTGGCCGTGCCCATTTTCACGAGTAGATCCAGTGCTTCGCTCGCCGCTTTCAAGTCACGCGCGCGAACGGAGTCCTCGAACGTCTGCCGCACGGCCTTGTCGAGCGGCTGATCGTCGTGGCCGTGCCACTCCTCTTTTTGAGCGCGGCGCTCCTCGACCCACGAATCGCGCGCATTCCGGAACTCGCGCGGCTCGTGACGCTCGTCCCACGGTAGGAGCGACAACTGGCGCGCGCTCGCGTGCGGCGCGAGCTCGAGTAGCGCTCGGCATTGCGCCTCGAAATCCGGCAACGCGAACACGGCGTCAAGCGCGGCGGTATCGACGCTAGCCCACGGCGCCCATGGATCGGGATCGGTCATGCTCGCCCTCGCAAGGATCTAGGCACGCGCACGCCCGGAACGTCGAGCAGGTCAGCGACCACGAACTCGTGATTTTTGGCGGACATCGGGCACGCCGTTTCCGTGCAACCTGCGGCGTGGACCAGGCACTTGCGGCGCGAGCGACGCGAGCGCTTTCGATGCTTGTTCGCGAGACATCTGGACTTCATGCTCGCGAGAATAGCACGCTATCCGAGCCAGATCACGTGCAGGAACACGAACTCCGCCACGAGCCCGATGCAAAGCGCCCAAACGCCCTGTTCCGCGGTCACGCTCCGGCCTCCTTGCGCACGGCCCACGCCGCGAGCCGGAGGGCGTGGTCGGGGTTACGCGCCGCGTGCGCCTCGACCACGAGCAACGCGCTCGCGAGCGTGTGCTGCTTGCGTGATCGACGCATCGCGTTCGCGCACGCGAAGCAGAGTCCGCGCACTGCGGTTCGTCCGCCGCGCGAGCAGCATGCTTGCGTTCTCACCACGCACCGTCCACCGCGGCATCCACGCGCCGGATATCGTTGGCCGTCGGGACCTTGCGCACGCCGCCGCTCGGGGCATGGGCGTACATCACATCGGCCACATCGTTCGAATGTCCGTTGCCGTCGCACCCGCCGTCGGACAGGCCGTAGAGATGCCCTAGCTCGTGCTCGGCCACGGTCTGAGCGTCGTAATCCTCGACTGTGCCGTAGTTGCATCCGAGCGAGCCGGTACCGGCGAGCCGGATATCGCGACGGTCCTTGTGGCTGGACTCGAAGTGTGTCACGCCCAGCCGGCACTGCGCGGTAATCGAGTCGTCCCGAATGATCGGGACCGCATCCGTGTCATCCCACGAACTCACGACCACGGTCAGCGCCGCCGCGTCATCCCATTCATACACGGCCGCTTCAATCGCGCCGCGTTGCGCCTCCGAGAACGCCGGGTCAATGCGGACGGCACGCGGGCCTCGCGCTGGGCAGGCGCTGCAGGCCGTCGCGGCCGGGAGGCACGCGACTACGAGCAGGGGGAGAAGCGCGACTAGCGCTTTTCGGAATCGGGTCACTAGGGAGATCATAGCACGCCATCTTTCGACGCGGCGCGTTGCTCGGCCGCGAGTAGTTCGCTCTGGGCGCCCGCTAGCTTGCCCTCGGCCCGGTGTCGGGCGCC